TGTAAAGGTTGTGTAGTGTTTGTTTCAAATGTAACATTTTTTAAATCCTGCATACGGGGATGTTCGAACAGTTCGATATACAATCGCTGCCACGCTAATAACGGTTCACCACCTGTCATAATAAGGTGTACATCCTGACCATTATCCATTGTCCACTTGCCTTCTGGTGTAAGTGACAATAGGTGTTCAACTACTTCGTCAATAGTTGCTTCTTTGTTAAAGTGTTTGAATTCTGGATAGATACTTGCATATGTATCACAGCCTGTATGAATAATTGGCAAGTCTTCAAACTTTTCAGTTGTTTCGTGTACACCTGCGTCAATTAATGCTTTTACTTCTGCATTATAACGGTTACCTTCTGCATGTTGCTCCCAACGATTTTTTGTTTCGTTAGTACCAAAGTTCATACAACGAAAGTTACAACCAAATGTACGCAAGAATACACTTGGTACTCCTACATACTTGCCTTCACCTTGCACACTATAAAATGCTTCTGAATAGCGTAGTTTCATTCACACGCTCCTTCTTTTAAATATTCAGGCTTAACCATTTCACAAACAACTTCTTGTGTTGCGCCGTCATAAAACAACCAAGCATTGATTTCACGCTTTAGATACCAGCCACCGACACCTATCGCAATAGCAATTAAAAGTCCAATAGTATATATTGCAATTTTCATCTCGATGCAAACTCCTGTTGTAGTTTCATATTAACTCCTAATACTGTATTATAACACTGATGACAATAATAGTCAACAATATTGTTGGCACTTCGTTTAATATACGCATTTGCCTACCTGTGTAACTAAAGTCACCGTCTGCCATTTTTCTTCGTGTTGAACTTAACCAACCATGAAACCCGAACATAAGAAACACTGCTCCTGCTTTGACCCAAGGCCAAGTAAGACTCCAGTCAACTACACCGAAACTTACTAGTGTCAGCCCTGACACTAGTGTAGCAACCATAGCAGGAAGCATAATAAACTTTTGAAGCTTATATTCCATAGTTTCTAAAATGCGATATACTTCATCAGAATAACCTTTATACTCTAAATGATATACCATAATCCTTGGTAAGTAGAATAGTGCCGCCATCCAACTAATGAGCGACACTATGTGAATTACAAGAACCCAATCATACATTAACGTTCAACCAACGGTTTAGTATTGTTTGAGTCGTGATAATCGCCTGATTTGTAATAATCACGACTTGCTTCTTCTTTAACCATAATGCCATTACGCATACGATATGTAATAATTTCTCTACGAATTACTCCGCTTGTGTCAGCATCGAATGCTGCTTTAAATGGTCCTTCACTCATCTTGATGCAAACTCCTGTTGTAGTTTAATATTGTCAAAAAACTCTTTCTTTGTACCTGCGTCATCTTTAAATGCACCACGCAACACAGTTGTTTGTGTAAGACTACTGGTTGCCATAATACCTCGATTTTCACAACAACCGTGTGTTGCTTGGATATATACACCTAAGTGTTCTGCACCTGTTGCTTTTGCAATCTCACGTGCAATGTCATTTGCAAGTTCTTCTTGTAGCGTCCCACGTCTAGCACACCATTGTGCAATACGTGTATACTTGCTCAAACCAATCAGTTTGTCTGCGGCAATAATACCAATGTATGCAACACCTGCTACTGGCTGGTGATGATGCGAACACATACTTTTAAGTTCACTTCGCACAACAAGCATACCTTCGTAACGATCGTCTGAATCGTTTGGAAATGCTGTTGCTGTTGGTGCAGGATCATAACGTCCCGCCATAATCTCATTAAAGTACATCTTAGCAAGACGTCTTGCTGTACCTTGTGAATTAGGATCGTTATGACGATCAATTAATAGTGCATCTAACACACCTTCAAATGCTACTGTAGCATTTTCAATAAGTTCTTCTTTATCACCTTTTTGTAGGACTTTAGAAATGTTGTCGCCAGCCCAGTAACGAATGCCTAGATCTTCTAGACGGGCTTTTAATTGTTCCGCTTTGCTCATTTATGTCTCCGATGTTTAGGCAGTGGATTGCCATGAAAAATGGTATACTAATAAAAGTATACCATGTATTTAGGTAATTGTCAAGTTAAAAATATTTTTCTAACATTTCTAGTTGATCATTATACTCTGCTACAATTTTAAGTTCTTGTTCAATTGCTTCGAGTACATCAGGGTGTTCTCCGACACCTGCTGAACTTCGTAGATAAACTTCTACGTTCATTGCATGTTTAGCAATATGGCCTTTAGCATGATCCTTGATTGCTTGGATCATATTCTCTCTAGTGTACTGTCCTACGCTTGCCATCATAAATCCTTTTGTGTTTATTGATAACAATATAATAACATAAATTTAAACTAAAGTCAACCTTTTTTCTTTGCTTCCCATTCTGCTTTTTTCTTTTGGTACTCTGATTCGCTTAGCCTGTGCCAGCCAATACATTTACCTGTTGGTGATCTTCCACATCCGCACATTTATTCTTCCAGTTCTTTAAAAAGTTGCATTGCAAACTCAAATGCTCTATTTGCTTCGTCTGCCATATCGTCATGTAATTTAGCTCTAGTATCTTGTATTAGTTTATACGAATCTTCAAAATCGTACATTTTACCTGATCCAGGAGCACGTTTCTTAATCATTTGCCCACCGTGCAATTCACCAAAGTGTCTTACATAAATGTGTGCAATTAGTCCTTCGCCTTCTAAGTTGTTAACATAGTCGACATACTCTTGAACAACTGGACACAATACAGATTCGTCTCTTTCGATGCCGAACTCTTCTTCCAGTTCTTCCATATCTGCGAGCATACCAGGTGCTCTGCAAATTCCTTCAATGCCTTCTAGCATACCAGCATCTCTTGCTGCTACCTCTAGTGCTTCGTACTGTACATATTGATTGTAAATAAATCTATGATATTCGGGTGCAGGCATACCTTTAAGTAGTTTACGTGCAACAACCATACGTTCTGCGTTTTGGTGATTCTCCCAAGTGAGTTCTTTTAGTTTTGCACTCATAGTAAGGTCCTTAGTGCTCTGTAAATCTTAGGAACATATACCCCAAAAAATACTAAACCCCAAAAGCCTGCCATTAGTATAGCATACTCGGGCCATCTTTCAAAATCTAAATACAAACCTAAGCTGATTAGTATAATCCACGACCAGTCAGTATAGCCGTGTATTCTTTTAACCTTTTGAGCGCCAAATTTTTCGTGTAATTCGCTGCGTAGTTTAGCAAACCAAGGACACACGTGACGTAATATCACAAAACCTTCGTTTACTACCATTATTAAATAACCTATAATAAAAGCAATCATATTAATTCTCCATCATAGTTATTTATCATTAAATGCTAGTTTAACTAATCGTACTCATATGGGTATACTAACCAAATATCTTCTTCTGCTTTATTTACTTCGTCCCAATAGTATCTTACTTCACCGAAATCGCTGCTTAGATTTTCTGTCATTACAGCAAATCTTACATTCTGGCCCCATACAGTATCCCAATTAGGATGATCAGGCAAACATCCACTTTGCCAATCTTGTTTAATCCAGTTAAACGTAGCACCAGTGTCGTTGATATCATCTACGATAAGTATGTTTTTCTTTTTATCCGGATGATTAGTCGACTTTTCAAAAATGCCATCTCTGTCATATGCTTGCAAGTAACCAAAAGCATCTTCTGCCATCCAGCAGTTACTTTCACTTTCTCTGTCGTCATCTCGTAAACTAACTTTGAGTGCATTACATGGTATGTCTAACATGTGACTTAGTATAACTGCTAAAGGCATTCCGCCTCTGGTAATACCTACAATATAGTCAGGCCGCCAGTTGTCTTTGTACATTTGTAATGCAATATGTGCTGCTGTTTTATGTACATCTTCCCAATTATAGTGTTTTTTATTCACTTTTGTACTCCATTTCAGTTTTAATTTCGGTGCCTTGTTTGTCGTTTGCAATTCCTAATGCCATAGATTGTATCTGCTCTATTAAATGATTGCAAGTGTCATGGTCGTAATCTTTTTCTGCCTGTTCAGAAAACTCGTTGCGTAAACGATGCACTTGAATCGCCAAGTCGTGCATAACATTTATACGTTTAATTAGATCTTCAATTGTATGTTGCATTAAAACGGCACCTCGTCATCTTTTTCATGGTTACCTACATAGTCTTGATGTACCATTTTGTAGATAGATTTAAGATTTTCAAATGCTTTTTCAAGTGCAGGATAGTGTTCGCACATATTATTGATTTTGTCTAAACTAGGCATTATATCTACAAACTCAGTTTGTTCCCAAGTAATACCATCCCAACGAGTTGAATCTTCAAGTGTAATAGTATCTGGACCTAGAGTAATAGTACTAACACTAATACCATCCACAGTATATAGATCTTCGTTTATAGATGTGTCTATAGTAACATTGGTATCCATATCTTTTGTTATCCACTCACTTGTAATATCAAAAACATAATCATTATCTTTATCACTCATTAGCAATTGCTCCATATAATGCTTTACCAGAGAAATAGTTATGTGAAAGTGTCGCAGCTTGTTCGTAGATATCAAATTCATAAGTGTCGTAATTTTCAATGTAGTCTCTTAATTTTGCGATTACTTTATCTTTGTTTGCAATATATGCATCAAAGTTCTCTGTCCATTCGCTAGGATATTTAAATTTATCTCTAGCCATTTCACTGTAACTTAATCTATCAGGCACCATTGGAATAGCATCCAACAACGCACCTTCATACCAACTAATACCTAATGTCTCTTGCAAGTTCGCACTAAACACAACCTTTGCTTGACCTAATAGTTTGTGATATTCGTGCTTGGATAGTTCCTGCTCTTGACATATAACAAATTCATATTCAGGCATAGACTCTGCTAAGTCTCTAAATATTTCAACTTGCTTCTCAGGCGCTACTCGATGCGGAAAGAGTATTAAGTTACGTTTTTCTTGTTCGTCGTATTCTGAAATACATAGTTCATCTGACAAATATTCCATAGGCCAGCCTACACGATGTATTTTATCATAATCAATATTATAGTCTTCCATCATTACATCTGTAAACATATCAATATGGAAGTCAGTTGCAAAGAAGTTATGATCATAGCATTCAAACATTGACATTTCAGCATGTCTGACCCAAGGCTTATCGCCTATTAGTCGTCCAAGGAAATCTGCAGGGTCGTAGGAGCCGGCGTGCCAAAGCCCTCCGACTCTAATACGTACTCCCAATAACTCTGCCATATACCGTAACTGAATAACAGTTGGGTTCCAAGCATCTGTGTATAAAAAGTAATCATTGTCTTTAATTATCCCATCACAAAACATTTCACCAATTAGTTCAAGTTGCTTAGACTTGTATACATTAGTGCCTCCGAAGTTAAGAAAAGCCCCAGGCGTAGTAGCCTGAGGCGTCTCTCCCCCAGATACGACTTCAACTGTTTGATTAGTTGCAAGCCGTATCTGTTCTGGTAAATGTGTCTTCCACTGCTTAGTATATCGAGTGTCGACGGCTTCTATATCTACAATATAGATTGTCATAACTAACGCCTATTTGCGTTTCTTGCCTTTGCACGTAACCAGTTCTTGTACTTTTCGTACGCTTGCCAATTACGGTCGTCTCTCTTATAAAGAGCTTTTTCATCAAAGACCTTGCCTTCAAAACGGCAATAGTCGCGGTATTCGTCTAAGTCACTAAAAATTTTATTAACAACTGGGTTATTGATCGACATTATGGTTCCCTTTATTATGTCTTATGGATATACTATTTGGCAGCCGTTTTCGCCATCTTCGGCTACATCGATGACTACAAAACGGCCTGGATACTTTTCGTTAATCTGTAAGTACAAATCGTCTGCGATCATCTCGCATGACTTATAGTCTAACTGAAGTAGATCTTCTTTATATAAGTTTTCCAACCAACGTTTGAATTGGATAAACTCAATATCTCTGTCATTGTGTGTTACTTGTATCTGCACTTTAAAATGAAACGTATGACGATGTGGATAGCCTAAGAAGCTTACATCATATTCATCCCCTGTTGCTAGTGCTGGATCTTCTAACGCTGCTGGATACTTATGAATACCTTCTTTGGTAAACGTTACCCAGATGCTGCGTTTTGCATTTTCTAGTTTAGACATCTTAGCGTCCTCTTCTTTGTTACGCCGTTTCATGTAATTGTAATATGATTCTTGCTGTGCTTCTTCGGTCATTTTAAGATAACATCGTTACGATATTTTAACCAATCAGTAAATTTGTCATGTGCCATTAAGTCATGTAGACTGTGACACCAGACACCTGGATTAGTTGCTCTGTAAGATTTGTCATCTATCTTAACCATTGTATTATAGTTCCATAATTTAACATATGGTATCGGGACTCTTATTTGCGGAATAAAGTTATCAAATTCACATAATCCGCCTTCGTGAAAGTTTTCTACACATTGCATAGGAATATCTAGTGTGCAAAGATAATCTTGTTTTAGGAAACTTAAGATTAAATTTTCCCAAGGAGCCCATTCTTCAGATACACCAGCGGCAGGGCTAAAACTATGATTAGCACCAAAAAATATGTGTTTACAGTTATTGTTTTCGTATAACTGTTTTATTTTATCTTCACGTTGCACGCCATCGACAAATAAGGTTCGTAAACCAAATGCCGGTGTTTGCTCAACTTCTATCCCTATAAAGAAGGACGCATCGTCTGCTTCACCATCTTGGTATTCTCTTCTCACTTTTTAGTCCTTCAACCGTCGTTCGATTCTGTATATTTCATCCTTGAGCCACAATTTTTTAGTTTTTAGGCGGTATAGCTCGTCTCCGCTTGTATAATTATTATATAGTATTTTTATTTTATTGTCAAGTTCTTTATGCTCTTTATATAATTTATCTAATTGCATCTTCATAACTTTATTAAATGGCTTTTCACTCAAATAACTCTCCGAAGTACGTTTGGTTATTTACAGTCTTTTTACCAATTGCACCTCTAGTTCCGGGAATTTCTGTCCAAAACATAGAATGTTCGTCTATAAGTTTAATAGATTCTTCTTTATTTGTACAAGAGAAAATTCTATCTACTACATCTCTAAAAAAGATTCTATCATGTTTTTCTTGCACAAGCATGTTAGGCACAACACCATTATCGTATTGTCTATTTGCTTCTTGTACTGCATTAATATGACTCCATACATTATGACCCATTTGTATAGCGTAACTAAAACTATCCCAACTAGTGCTGTCTTTTTTCCTAACAATTGGTGATCCATTTTCGTCAAGCACCGGTTGATCATTCTTATCCAGTTCAACTTCGCCTGCTAGTACCTTAGGTGTACCTATCTTATTTCTATCGCCTTTGTTGTATATACATACTTCATTAACCAGTAAACCATCAGTTAACGGGCTATTTTCGAACTTAGGAAATATTCCATCTTGTACTGTAGCATTTTGAAATGTTCTAGTATCAGTTGCATATTTAAGTTCGTCTACACTCGGCAACATTCGATACGTCCATTTGCCTCTATCAGGTGTTTCGTTTGATGTATATACTTGTCCGTTAGCAGTTGCTAAGAAAGGAGAAGCACAATCAAATGTAATCATAAAACTAGGATTATAATACTTACGAACTGCTCTTTGTATGTCAGTTAGTAAACAAGCCCATTCTAATTTACTAGTACCAAGGAAGTGCATAACATCATGATAACCTTCTTGTAGCAAATTATCAAAATGAAGTGTAACTAAACGTTTTAAAACAAGATCAACATCGCACATGTTCTGACCACCCATTGACCAGCCATTAAAATGATTGTCTGGGTATTTGATTGGATCGCAGTAATCTTTCATCTGTTCATACCAGTCGTTGGCATCTTTATGTGTTTCACCTTGTAATACATTTAAGAATTTACAAGATCCGGTTCTATGTTTCATCCAGTAGTCGTTGTTGATACGTGTAGCGTTCACAGCATCTTGATATGTACTAATACCTGTTGCTTTTGCTCCTTTAGGAGAACGTGCAACCCAGGCTGGAATATCAAGTATCATTCCATAGTCCATGTAAGCATCCATCCAACGAAGAACGCCATCACGTTTTGCTTGTGCTTTAGGACAGTTGGGATCTTTCCAGTCGCCTTCCCAAACACCTTTACCAATCTGGAAGCCACCTGAGTCACCTAGTAACCAAGTGTTTTCTCTATCTCTATTACGTACCATGTCTTCTTTAGGAACAACTTTAGTTGTATCCAAGTCAGCATGTCCTGCTGAATATAAGCTCCATTTATATTGGAATTGACCTTCTTTAGCATTAAGATAATTTAAACTTTCTATACCGCTATTCCAAAAAGAAGGGATACGATCTTTAGGAACGTATTCTTCAAAACGTTGTTTACCTACATAAGTAGCATAGAAACCACTTAGTGCAGGAAGAAAGTGTGCATAATCTTCTTGTGCTTCAGTAAGATCTGTTCTCATTATTTTGTTTTCGCAGGTAGTATATAATCATAGGTTGCCATTCCGCTATTAACACTAATTTGCATAGCACCTTGATTTGAAATAGACATAGTTGTGTCGCCTGATAAGTTTAAAATAGATTTTACTTCAGATACTGGCCAAGTAAATTTACCTTGTAACGATCCGTTTACGTTATTTTGAAACACAAACTCGCCACTGTGTGTACTTTCGTCACCAAAACTAAAATACAAATCGGTTACATCACCTGTGTCTTTTGTGTACACATTAAAGTTCTCCATATCGCTATGCGCATCACTTTGTAATTTTAATCTAGCAATACTGGCTACACTTGGTGTAAATTCTACATTCCATTGAGCACCTTTAAACTTTACAGTTTTTAATTGCTCTTCAATAATTGCTTTTGCCATAAAGCGATAATTGTTTTCAAAGTCGCCTATTGAGTTTTCAAAGTGAATATGTGTTGGAACTACTTCTCCGTTACGTTCAGCCTTTACAACTTCAATTTTTGCATCTTTTTGATACTCTGGATTCTTCAAATGCAAATTTAGTTTGTCTAAATTAGTCATACCAAATGTACCAGTAAATTCTGTAACTTTATTATGCGTTGCTGCACTCATAACAACGGCTCTATTTTCAGCCATACTATTCATAGTAGTTTCGTTATCTTCGTTAGTAACCTTCACAAGACTTAAAAATCCTAGTGAATGTGTGTGTGCAACGATGTCTTGTAAAATGTCTTTCATATATATTCTCCAATCATATATAAATTATATTATCTAAGTCCTTGTTTGTCAAGAAGTTTTGTATGTTATATTTAGGTTTGTAGCCTAAGGTATTAATTATTTCTAAGTTAGCACAGGTGTACTCTCTTTCGTTCGGGGTATTTAGACGGATAGGAAGATTAGGAGCTAAGTCACGGACTTTAACAGGTATCCCTGATCCGATATCTAATTCACCTGTTATGTTACTCCATAAGCAAAGTACAATTCCTGTACATAGGTCATCTATATGTACAAAATCTCTATAGTGTGTTGTAACGTATTCAAGTTCGTTATCTATTAACTTTTGTAAAAACATTCCTTTTCTTGGTGTACTAGAATATACTGTATGAAATCTCATTCCTAATATATTGATATTACAAGCTGCTGCTTCTTCTATAACAAATTTGCTCGCAGCATAAGGATTTAGATGAGGTTCATATGCACTACTTGAACTAGCCCATATTATTCGTTTATCGTGATACCTATCAAATATTCTTTTAGATACTTCCACATTGTTACGCCAATATGCTGCTGGGTCTCCCATGCTTTCTCTTACACCACTTTTACCAGCTAAGTGTATAATCATATCAACTTCAGGAAGATCACAAGTTAGCAAGTCGTCTCCATCTTGCAAGTCTATTCCGATTATCTCGTGCTTACCTCCGGATATTAAATTATATAAGTGTGAACCTATAAATCCTTTATGACCGGTTATTAAAATTTTCATCTCTTATACTCTCATTATAAGAATCTATTTCTTCTACGATACTAAGTTTAACATTTTGTTGTTTTGCTGTACCTATTATTGCTTTTACATCTTTAGGAAGGCACTTACCACCATATCCACGCTCGGGTGTAATTGACATATGACTATGGCCAATTCTGCTATCATTTCCTACACCGAGTGCAACTTTTTCAAAATCTACACCCAAGGATTCGCATAGTTCGTATGCTTGATTAAAAAATGCAACCTTAGTAGCCAAAAAACTATTTCTTAGATATTTTGTTAAAATAAGTTCTTCGGCTTCTTGTTGTACAATGTTAATTGATTTGTTATATCCTTGATGGAATATGTCTGACCAGAAATGCGTACTGCCACCTCCCATTACCATGTATTGAATACTCTTAAAGTCTTCATCAGCAGTAGCCTCACGTAAAAATTCTGGAGAAAATGTAAAACTATACTTAGGAAACTCGTATTGTAGTTTTCGCCAGCTTTCTATACTAATAGTACTTCTAACTAAAATAGGAACATTAGGTGCTTTTTTAATTACCGGAATAAATTGATCAATATTGCATACTCCGTTAATAGTAGGAGTAGGTAAACAAATAATTAATCCGTCACAGTGTTTTAGTTTTGTTTTATATCCCAAAGGAGGATCGTAGATCATAATATCAAAGTGAGGCTGTAATAATTCAACATGTACCTTTCCTAGTACACCATATCCAGCAACTGCTATTTTCATAGATCTTTTAAAATCTGCCATGTGTCTCGCCAGTCAGTAACAGCAAACACTTTACTTGGGTGCTTTAGTAGTTTTGCAAGTGGGTAGTCATTGCCGCCGGGCAAAACTTTATCACCAAAAAAGTATAGCGTATCATGATCGTTAAATTCATAAAACACTTGCCCTTTGTCACAGCCCGTAGGGTAAATGTCTATACCTGTTTCTCCGCCTATAGTTGCAGTTATATCTTCATAATGTGAATTAATTTGGTGTGCAATCGTTTCTCGTTCACGCATACTCTCATCATGCTCGATATAAAGTTTACGTTCACCTAGCGTAGCGTTTCTGCCAACAATTGAAAAGTTTGCACATCCTGGTCGTTCTTCTATATGATTACCTGTCCGTAATACAAAACTACTTTGTTGTAGCCAACCATTGAGCATACTACGCAATGTGTCCGGCATCGTCCATTCACTTCTGCGAACGTTTACACCAGCACTCCAAATATCATTACCTGAACAATTGAATACAACTTTAGCAAGATCTATAGTATGTCCAATTTGCTCAAATGTTTTATCTCTGTCACTGCCAGTTACTAGATACACATCATTTACTAGACAGAATGTGTTAAACCATGCTTTGAAGTTTAGATCCATTAGTCCACGACTAGGAGTTAGGGTACCGTCTACATCAAAAATATATTTAATCGTCATCTTCATTTCTTACCATAAAGTGTACTTTTACAATATTGTCTTTTTGTTTCTTTACGTAAAAATCTAAACCAGTGTTAGCAAGAATTTGTGTTAGTTCACTAAGTGTTACATCATTATCGTTGGGCATTTATTCCTCGTTGCGTTACACGTTCTCTTAGATCACTGCTGCTAAATCTATGATCACGTTTGTTAAAATATAGTTCTATGCCTCTCTTTGCACAAGTAGATCTACCTGTGAAAGTTTTATTTTTATACTCTTCTCCTAGTATTCTAACATGAATTGTGTACATTGTCAAGATATCTTCTAGATCTTTTTCACTATTATACGGAATTATTTCATCTACATATTTTATTCCATTTAATTGTGTATAACGCTCAACAACAGTTTGAACTGGAGCGTTCTTTTCAGGCCTATCTATACTAGGATCTGTTTGTAATCCTACTATAAGATAGTCGCATTGATCTTTTGCTTCACGCAACATAGTAACATGTCCTGCGTGAAGTAAATCGAAGGTCGATGCGGTGAAACCAATTCTCATTGTTTTTTACTTTCTTCTGCTATTTTTTCCCAATACTCTTCTAGTGATAGTTTAGGCATTGCTGCTAAACGCTTTTCATTTTCTATTCTATGTTTGCGGGCTTGTCTAATACCCCACCAAAACCATAGCCGCCAAAATATTTTTGTAGATGTAAGCCAATCTTTTATTCGTACCAATGAAATTTATTCCTTTTACCAAAACCCATATGATTATCGTATCTACGAATTGCGTGATTAATAATTGTCCATTTAACCCAACTGTCTTGACAATGACCTTTTTGCCACCAAAATAATCTATCTATAATAGGAACAATATGCCATTTACGATCACGTTTTCTTTGCCACATCCTTGCACTTATAGTTTGATTATTTCTGCCACCAAACACTGTATTCCAAAAAATACTCCATGCTACGAATATTCTTTTAAAATACCGTTTCATTAAAACCCAAGTTTATCTTTAATTAATCTATAATCTTCGCTATATGTTGATTTTATTATTCTCGGTAATGTAGATAAATTTTCAAGGTCATTTCCAAGTGTACTAATACTATACGATGATAAGGGTAGACTTTCTGCAATATTATATTTTTTGTTTAAAGACTCTAAGTTATCATAATAGTAAAATTCTATATTAGCTTTTGTTTTGCGAAGTAAATTTGCTATCCACGTATTTTGTAAACTAGTATTATCGTCATACATTAGTGTATTAGCATAATCATCTAAAACTTGCTGTTCAAGATCGACATCACCGCTTGTATATTTTACTACATTATCAATCCAACGAGTTAGAGGATCTCTTAATATAACAACATACTGACTGTAATCTTTACGGACAATATCTCCAGTTTCAGAAATATTATCCTTTAGCCAATCATCTGCGTTACCTGGTATCCACATAAATGCTACACCATCTTTTACGCTACAATCCATTTTCTCTCTCCCAAAGCCATTCATGACAGTAAAACATAACACTGCCTGCTGGAATACTTGCAAGAGATAAACCCAATGTATACATAAGATCACCTCCGGTTAGTAATGCATAAGACATAAACCAAATAAGCCCAGTTAGTTGCCAAGTGCAAGTTTTTATAATACGCCTATAATTCATTTAATCTCCAAATTCAAACAAACTGCCGAACGTAGTATGCTGTTTAGTATCTTCTAATGGATAGTTAAGCACACCAATTAAGTTATCTAATTTGTTGTCAATAATAGTTTCTGCCATTGCATCATCATCAAATGGCAATTCCTTAAACCAATCTGGCAAGCGTAGTTCATCTGTTGGATACGCAACGCTAGTATAGCCTAACGGATTTGGTTTTAATTTACAAACAATAACTTTCATACCATCTACTATCTCTTGCGAATATTTATCGCCGTTCATACGCTTGAGTGTATTCCAGTTTATTGAAGCTCGAACGTGTCCTGGCATATTTGCTCTGCCTTGCTTTTCTTCAAGACGTTGATAATGACCTACTTTATTTGCACGTTTGGGAGAACCTTTTTCCCAACCTGGGCGATTACTAAATTCTTTACGGAATTCTGTAATACTATCAAGTATTTCTTTTTGTGGTACATCAGTAAGCACCATAAGCAATAGCTCACTTAAAAACTGCTGCATAAAAACCGGAGTATCCGAACGGCGCAAGTCCAAGCCCATTGCTTTTACTTTGCCCGGCTTTCCGTCTGTATCACTTCTAAAGCCTTCTATGTCATACACAAGTGCAGCGTAACGCTTCTTAGTAATATATAAGCCGGATTCTGCTACAATTTCTCTTGCTGCTGCAATAACATCTGAACGGCTTTTAGGGCAATGAAATGCTTGCATCATAAAGTCTGGAAACGTTGCATTTGCTGCTTCGCATACCTGATCATACAGTTTGATTACATTGTCTTTGTCCCACGGCAAGTTACCTGCATCAATTTCACTTTTAAGCGTAGGATATCCACTAAAATAACAAGAGTCAGTGTCGCCGTATATCATTGCTTCACCAACATGATCATACGTGCCTGTAATGACCTTGTTTACTTCTGCTGACATATGTTTAACAATAGTACGTCCTGTTAGTGTAGTAGACTGCCCAATACGTTTATCGAAAAAACGGCACCCAGGGTTGAGAATAGCACCATACAAACTGTTCAAGTTAATCTTCTTAACCAACTGACGTTTGTCCCAGTATTCAATCTCTGCTGTGTTACCTGCGTCTTTTGCTTTCTTCAGCATTTTCTGCAAGTCTTTACGTTCGCTATACCAGCGTTTTAAGATACCCGGAATAACGCCTTCGAACTCTGTTGTAAATATAGTACCGTTTGAACTAAGCATCCAAGGTTGATTACTATCAAAGATTAATTTGTGTATTTCAGCACCGCTTAGTACGTCACTACCACCGTTTTCCCAGTCAATAGTAAGTGCAATGTCCTTGCGTTGCTCCATAACTGCTTCGTATTCTTCTGTGCTAAAACGCCCTTCCCAACTGCCTGCAAAAGATTTTTTCTTTAGACCCATGTCTTCTGTTACACGAGCATCTGATATTTCAGGACGTATTTGTCCTACAACTGTTTCAGGTGCCATATTCAATGCACGAATCACACTCGGATACAGTGAGTTCAAATCCATCGAACCAATCCACTTGTGCAATCCCTTCTTTGGAAATGCAACATATGCACCTGCTGCTTGTGTGTTTTCGTCATCACGCTTTGGACGATTAGGAACCTGTAATCCTCTGTGATGTGCTTCATTAACAATAGCTTGTTCTGTAACAGCAACAGCGCCCATTGTAGTGGCTAGCAAAACAGTGTTTGCATGTGCTAGTTCGTTTGACAGATCAATAAAACGTAGTTTCTTATCTAATTTGTCAAGTAGTGCAGTATCCTGAATGTTATATTCAATAAACTTACGGAAGTCATTGTTATATAGTTGATCAAGTGTGCCTTCATATGGCACTTTGTTTTCACCTACTTCGATCTCGCCAATTGCATCCAATCGATATGAGTGACGTTCTTCGTATGTGTACTTGCGATACAGTTCTAAACTGTCTAAGTGTACACGACCTACTAAGTCAAATGTAACTGCTTGCTTCCCGTATTTTTCATATTCACGCTTCTTAGGCAGTTGTCCCCACAAGCAAAAACGTCTAGTGTCATCTTTGCTTAGTACACGCATAGTTCTGTTTACAGTATACGGAATATCATAACCTTCTGAGTTCCAACCGCTTAAAATATCAGCGTCTTCGATTAGCGTTAAGAAAGTGTCGATCATATCGCCTTCACGTTCAAACAGCATTACATTTTCAATACCTTCAAGTTCTGCTTTTGCTTGATCCATTGTAAGTGTTTTTGGCGGCACTGCTAAACACACCATTGTTTCTAACCACTGTAAGTATACAGATATAGAAGTAATAGGCATAAATGGATCAGCAGGATCAGCAAACCCACGCTCTGGATCAAAGTCAGTCTCAATATCGAAGAACGCAATATTAAGTTTAGGCGCATCTTGATTGAGGTAGTTTTCAGATAATGACTGAAATATTGGATTAATATCACTCTCAAAAAGTTCCTTGCCTTTGTTTATTGCTACTTCTTTACGAAAGTCTTTTGTATTCTTGCATACAACTCTACTAAGAGGATCTCCGTACACACTCTTGTACTTGCCTCTTGGGTCTTTATAATAAAATGTATATTTTGCTTGATATTCGCGGTATTCTCTTTTACCGTCTTTGCGTTCAACTACACGGATCATATCTTGATCACGATCAAACAATGCGTCTACATAACTCATTCATTCTCCTGTTGCTTGTGGCCAACTAACCTTCTACCTGTCCGTGAGTGGACGACTCTATAATATATATTACAGTATGAATAACTGCACCATAGCAATTGAGTTCATTACAACAAACCAACTACATAGCACAATTGCAAATGCTGCTTTTCTAATAACTGTACTAACTACACCAAGTATACTACCAATTAAGTATAATGGAATAAAAAGTTCTGTTGCAGGATCAAGCACTGTAAATGTAAGTATAGCACTTGCTGCAATCAAAACTGTTGTTTCTACCATTTCGCAATAAAATGCTAGAGGAGAAAGCCTGTAACTTTCTTTACAAAAGTCTATGACAGACTTTATCACTTGTCGACGCCAACTGTAGCAACAATAGTTTCCAAGTCTTCAAACTCGTCTTGATGCTTGTCCCAGTCACGTTTCATTGCAACTTTAATTGCTTTATTAATAAGAGAAGGCTTTACGTTCAATTCTTCTGCTACTGCCTTTACAGTATCTTTAAGTCCTGCGTTTAGATCTTCAATTTCTTGTAAAACAGTTACGCCTTCTTTGACTAGACGTTCTAGTTTTGCTTTTTCTTCTTGCCCGTAGGTACGATCACTCATATGAATACTCCTTATATGATTATTATATATGCATTAAGGATAAAAGTCAAGTGTTATTACCACTTGACGGAAAGTTTTTTTGTAAGATCTCTTTGGGCTTTTACAGCGTTCATACAATTTAGTATACGCTTTGTTTTTTCGTAAGGGCGATGATAGTGATGCTTTGAATCCCATGTTTTATCTGCATCCATTTCTTTGCGTAGTTCACTACCTAGTAATTGTTCTATATACCGCAAATCGTCTTCAGTTAAGTTTTCAAATTGTTTAGCAACCATTGGATCCCCCTTATTGGCTATGAGTTATTTATCTTTGCCCAAAGTACTTCAAAATCTTCCGAGTATGCATAAAGGGGCGCTCCGTCTGCACCATCCGACCAGAGTCGTTTAAAATACCCGTCGGCACAATCTATTACTGTTTCGGGAGATGCGTTAAGATGGCCTTTGACCATATAAAATAATCTATATTCCTCTTTAAGGTCATTTCTTAACATAACGTATTTAACTGATAGTATAAGTTAGAGCGCTAACATTACTCAAATACGCCTGGTGAATTGTATGTAATTATTTCAAATCCTTTAAGCTCTTGTTTGTAACTATACATATCACCTAGTATAAGATAATTAAATCCTTGCTCTCTAAAGTATGCACATTCACTACGTAAACTTTTGTAACCTAATTTAAGTTTAGGATTTTTATAATTCCACGCAAATTGATCAGCATGAGCAATCTTTTTACTTGGATACACATAATAACAACTCCATGCTGCTAGTTCATCGTTGTCGTAATATCCAAACACTGTTCCTCGAGTCCAGTCCTCTCTGTATATAGGATAAATGCTATCAAATTTTTTATACTCTATATACTCTTTATATATATTTTCACATTCAGTAAAGTGAGAATCGTCGAGTAGTTTAAAGTCTATAGTTTTATATTTTGTCTTTTGTAAATTAAGTCGAGTAGTCATCTACTTTGCACATCTTTTTTATAATCTTCAGGCCAGTACTTGTAGTATCCTAATGAGTCAAGATGCTTACGTGCTTCTTCTAGTTTAGAACGCTCTTGTAGTAGAACAAGTCCGTGCTCGCCATTGTTTAAAACGACAGTGTCAATTTCTTCAACTTCGTCTGGATGATCTTCAAGCGCAACAAGACCCCAGTTATTTAGAACTTTTCGCTGTACACTTTCTACTAATTCTGTAAGTTCGTATGCAGATATTTTGGTAGGGTCAAATGCAAAAATTATGACTTCTTTACCGGGCCACTGATATGCATAATTACTTAATTCTGTCTTAAGATTATATGCTACGGGATCTTTTATTTCTTTAACCAATACATTTCCTTCTATCCAAGATTTTTTAGCATATGGACAAGGAGGAAGATTATTAAAGACTGGATTGGGTTTACTTAAATGATTTAAGATCCAGTCTTTAATATTTGCATTAAGTTCGTTCATTCTTTTCGTTTAACTTGCGTAGTAACATTTCTTTAATGCTGCTTTCATACGCTTTGCCCTTATGTTTTTCTTTACGTGGTAGAACTTTTTTCTTCTGTTTGTGAGCGCCCCCTGCTCCACTACGTCTTAGTGCGTCAAGATCTTTTGAACTTGGATCTCTTGGTTTTGGTGTTTCTTGTGCTTCACCTATTTTAGCCATAAATTGATCAAATGCTTGTTTCTTTGCAGGATCACCTGCTATTTGTTGTAGTTGTTTAGTGTGCTGTTGTAAGAACACTTTCCAACTAACTGCTTTCTTTTTTGCTAAAGCAGGATCTGCCTTAGTTGTAGGTGCTGCCTTGTTAGGTTTACCAGATCCACCGACAACATCTTTAACTTTTTTCTCAAATGAATCTGGAGCTAATGCACCTTTAGTTGCTAATTTATATCCTTTTTGTAGGATAGAATCATTATCTTCTTCACCTACAAGTTTACCCGTATCTGGATGATTAGTACGTCCAGGTTTTGCTTTAGGCATTTTTCCACCATGTCTTGATTGCTCACCTGGCTTACCTGCTCTAGTTTCATCTATACGTACACCTGCTAGTGCAGCAAAGTCAGCCACACTATCGATACCCAATGGCATGCTACCTGGCGCAACTTCAACACTTTCTTTTACATAATCTTTTGTAGGCGCTGCTTCTACGGAGCTATTAGCTGCACCTGTCAACTTTGCTAAATCAGCATTTCTATCTGTTGGTTCAATTTCAAAAAGAGTGTGTTGTAGTTTATGCCAGTCCATAACTTTTCCTTAATCACACTTGCATGAGCCCGGCTCACCGCGTGGTACGCCTGCTACTTTACGACAGCCTTTCCAGCACTTCTTGTAGATTTTGCTGTTGCCGTGACGCTTACCTTCTGGCAGATTTGCTAGTTCTTTTTTCTCGGTAGCAGTTAACATAGTTTTGCCACATTCGTTGCAAGTTTGTGTTGCTTCAGAAAGTTTGGCTGCTAGTTTGTTTTGGAGTGATTCTTTTTTTAGATCGTTTTTGCCTTTGCCATCTGCTGCATAGTCTGGTACCATTTTTCCTGTTTTAGGATCTTTTACCATTTTCTTTTTGGCTTCTTTAACTGCCGGCTTTTTATCTTTCTTGCCGTGGTCCATTACTTTTTTACCAATAGCAGTTAGTGTACCGTCTTTGTTATACATTTTGTCTACAAGCTTTTTATCTTCAGGTGATAATGTTTCGTTTACTGCATTGCAGTTACAGTGAGGACAACTTGGTTTACAAGTACAATCTTCTGCTTTTACGTCAGCACCGCAACACTTGTCTGAACAATGTGTATCTTTTGCTTCTTTTACAGGATTAAGTGCATCTGGTTCCATTGGTTCACTTGCTTCTTCGTAATCCATATGATGATATACGCTACTAATCATATCAGCTGATTTAGTAATTTTAGATTGTACCCAACCTTCTAGGCCTTCTGCTTCGCTAACACCTTTTAAGATGTCGTGTAGTTTAATAGCATACTTTGCTAATTTATATAGTTCACTGCGGGCCATTTGCACTTCGTGATCACGCTCTGCACGATCTGCTAATTCTCCCAGGCCTTCGCTAATCTCTTGTTCTCTCATGAGTTACTCCGTAATACGTTATAGTGTATTTATGCCTTTTTCTTAGTCTTGCGTTTTTTCATGTTGCCGCTTAGGACAGCATTATCACCGTCTAATGCATTTGGTACAGTACCGTCTGGATTGCGCTTAATTGGTTTCATACCTATTGGTTGTACAACAACACTGACTGCGGATGCTGTATTTTCAGTTATAATTTCATTCATCTTCATATTAAAATTTTCCCATATTAAAACTTGTTTCGGGATCAAGTATACGCTGCGAATGTTTTCGCCAAAACTCATTACGTTCGTTAGTAGAGGTTCTATTTGCCTCGTGAAATTTACTCATTTTACAATAAAATGCTACTTCTTCTTCCGTCCTGATTTCATGTTTGCGCACCAATGGTACATCCTCCCTTTTTCGCCACCTGCTTTGGCCTTCTTACGCAGGGATGTAACACTTCCGTTACAACTAGCACCTGAGCGTTTTACACGTCCTGGTCTGCTTTTGCCTTTTTTCTTACCGTCAGCAAAGTTTTCTTTTACTTTTGGATCATAATCCTGTAGTGACTTACGTATCATTCTTTCAGCTCGTAAGTATACTTGCCTAGCACGATCGATACTTGTGCCAATTTCATCTCCAATTTGCTTGAATGTCATGTTATGTTGATAACGCATTATAAAGACATCTACTAAACGCTCACCGTTTGTTGCGTTCTTAGATATTTTTTCTAATGCGTTTTTTAGATCAATAGTTGTTATGCCTTCATTAAAGTTTTCATTCAATCCAAGTTGATCAACCATTATTTCTAACGCTGAATCTACATCATTTAAACCATTTTCTTCTTTTGTTTTCTCATACCAACTTCTTACAAAGTTTGATGCTGAGTGTCCATAAGTATCTGGAGCCATCATCATTTGATAAAGAACTTGATCAGGTGCTTCTCGTTGAGATCTAACAAATTTTCTAAGACTATTTAAGTCTGTACTTTCATTATATACTTTGCCTTTTTTCTTACCGTCAGCAAAGTTTTCTTCTACAGGCTCTTGCATATGCTGTTTAATATCCTTAGCAGTTCTATCAAACTTATGATCTTTATATTTGAAACCTATGCCGCCTGCTTCTTCCCAGGCATTAATATTAACACCGTAGTCGTCTATTAGTATGTTAGGTGTTCCATCTTTTTGAGTTGCAAATTGTGGCTTGTTGTGTGTAACAATAACTTCTTCTGGAGGAAAGAATGCTAGGTTCTTTTTTACCCATTCACGTTTGTGTGGCTCACTTCTAGGATCATCTGCTAGTGGACTAGTACAAATTTTATACTTTCCTTTTACTTTTTTAATTAGTGTAAGTAATTGTTTTGCTTGTGGTAGCACTGGAAGATTTAGCCAAAAGTCCTTGATGTCTTTTATTTTGCCAATTGCTGCTTCTGGATCTTCTATATCTCTAAAACTTTTCTTGCCCATTGCTTTAGCCCATTCGCCGAAGAAGTCAGCAAGTACACCATCCATGTCAACATAGATTTCTGTGTTAGGAGCAATCTCTCCAAGTTTTTCTAGTATTGTTTCTGCTGTAATAGCGCTTGCTGCTTTTGTAGCACTAGGACCTTGTGGATGTCTGGGATTAATATGTACAACATCACCGTTCATCATATCGCTTACACTAGCACTACGACCTACTTTGTCTAATAATTGATGTAGTTTGTCATTAGGATCATAACCGTCTGTTTCGTACCCTAGTTTTCCTCGTACTTCTGAACGTCGACCTGTACGAGTATCCTTAATATGTAGAACTAACATGTTAGCACTCTTGTCACGCTCTAAACGTAGTCGATAGCCTTCTTTAACTGTAGTTTTCTTTGGTTTAACAACTGTAGACATAGTAGGTGGGAAGCCATCTTTATCAACAGAATTTCCAAACTTTTTAGCCTGTTTAGATATTTCGTCTGTACCTACATCGACTGTTGTATTCACACCTTTAACAATACGCCCGCCGTTTTCGGTCAAATCTTTCATCTTCATTTTCTTCCCCTAAAGCCTCGACCTTGCATTTTAGGTTGACTGAACCATAGTTCAAACCATTTAGCATCTCCTGGCTTAATGTTTTGTTCTTTTTCTTTTTTGCGATTCTCTGCGGCTGCATCGCTAATATTCTCAAGAGTATACTCTGTGTAACCTTTGAATTCATTTACACCTGCTAGTTTTTTAATATACTCTAGTTCATCCATTGTATTTTTGTTTCTCTTTTTCTGCCCACCAGTTTAAAAAGTTCATTGTTGGATTGCTCAAATACCAACCAACATCACGATAAGTTTTAAGTTTTGCTTGTAGTAAATCTTTTTTGATTTCGCCGTAGTCTGGACCTTTGCGTCTAACAAACTGTGGAGCATTTACAAGTTCTTTGTTTTTCTTACCAGCATACTTTTGTAAAAATTCTTTGAGGTTTAGCATATAATAAAAAGGTGTATCTATGATAACCTCACCGTCCCATTCGCGTTGATTTGGAATACCTTTTTTATAACCTTTAACAGCACGTTGAACTTCTTCACTTGCATCCATATCACGTGGTCGCACTATAGCTCTACTGTGTCCACCATCATGCTTTGTCAGATATTCCTCATCGTAGCCTTCAAAACTACCTAAATCTGGTATTTCTGGGTTCCAATATGCTTTAATATCCCCGCTTGGTATCATAATAAAGTTTGTACCGTGAAATCCTTTTATGTTATTAGGTGTACGGACTAATGCTTGTGTAGGGTGTTGCACTCCTAGACCGGCAAAGATTTTTTTCTGGAAGAAATGACTGTCACCTTTTACAGCCTTCCGAGATCCGTCGTTGTTATTCACTTTGATCATAAGATTTGTAGCATCAGTGCCTTGAGTTTCGCCACCTTTAAACATTCTATATAGTATAGGAGTATTGCCTAGTTTGTTGCACATTTCAGCAGCAACTTTAACACGCTCAATGGCATGTGCAGTATCGTTTATAAACTTTACGTCTTCGATGATTTCGTTAATTTTCATTCGCCCATTACCCTGTCTGCTAGTCTTACACCTGCTTTACGTGCAATCTTTCTAATCTTTAAAAGATTCTTGCCAGTCTTGTATGCACCTTTGATTAAACTAGCCATTACAGGCGCTGCTAATCCAGCCACAGCAGCCATTGCTGCTATATCACCTACTGCTGGAATATCTTCTTCAATCTGTTCAAACTCTTTGCCAACGGACTGTGAGAATGACTTTGACTTATCAACCTTAACATTAGTATCACCAAACTTGCTTACTACTTCAGGCGAACGCATCCAGTTGCGGAATGTTTTATATTGTGCAGGCTCCATAACAAATTGTTTAGTTGCAGGTCTGTATGCTTGCATAATCTTCGGCGCCGACTTTTGTAAAAATTTCATTAGTCTGTTGTTGTCGATTGTAAAATATTTTGTTGTTTCGATATTATCGTCAGTGTAGTTTTTCTTGTTAGCCCACTTTGCTTTTACACGTTTCTTGCCCGGACCTTTTTCGCCTGTTTCGTCACTGTCGGGCTTGTCTACAACTTGTACTTTTTCTTTACCAAACTTTTGTATCCAATCAAGGAATTCACTGTACTGCGGAAACTTCTTAGGATTAACTGCGCCGTCATTATACACAACAACTTTCTCAGCCCCAATAAAGATTTTATCACCAATTACTTTTTTGACAGCATTGACAATATCTTGTTTCTTTGTAAGAACATTAAAGTTCATTTTAGCAGTATCAAGTGTTAGTTCACCCGGTGTGTTTGCAAATCCAGCAAATGCCATTAGTGTTGGCTTGCCTCTGTTTTTATCTAACGGCGGCTTAACTTTGAAGCGCATATACACATCGCCTGTTTGTGCTTCTTCTAGATCTTCTTTTGCAGTCTTTGCAGCATCTTTCCATGCCTTGTCAGTAGGAGCCTTAGGATGTCCTTTTTTGCGACTAGTACCAGCTTTTTTACGTTTATTTACGTTATAGTATAGTCCCTTATTTTCTTCGTCAATGCCTTCGCCTACTGGTGCTTCTGTATCACCTAGTGCTTTATTTAATAGTTTCACAGCAACAGGAGCACCATTGCCGTACATTAGTTTAGCAGCCTTTAGTTTATCTTCGTCTGACATTTCAGGCCAAGTAGCTCTTAACTCACTTGCACTCTTAATCTGCATACCACTAAAGTCAAAGTTAATAGTAGGACCATATGCTATGTAACCCATTTCGTCTGCTGTGTTTAGATCTTTACCTGTGTAACTTCTATAATATCTCGGTTCATTGCCGGGTTTTTTTGTGGCCTTGTCTATTTTCATTTGATCAGGCAAAGGAGTTACATTGCGTTCTTTCTCACTCCTAACGAATACTAATGCAGTATCATTATCTATTAGATGTTTATATGCTGTGGCATTAAACGGAGCAGTATTAACCTGTATAAATTTGTCTGAAGGAACACCTGCCATACCTGCTAGTTTCTTTTTTATTTCAAAAGGAAACGGTCTTGATGCTGTGTCGTTAGTTGCTGCTACATAAACATTACTTTGACCAAACGTTTTTACAGCCCAGTCGTATAGGCTTTTGTGTCCAGGATGGAACGGATGGAACCCTCCAGGCATAATTGCAACTACTTTTCTTGCAGGTGCTTCGTATAAATTTCTTAATCTCATGACGGTGTCCATCTTGTTCTTGGCACTAGTTTAGTTTTTGATCCTAGAGCCACATAGCCCTCGCCGCCCTGTTCACCGTTAGTGCTTTGTTTTACATCAGCCGGAGCATCATCTAACTGTTGTATGATGTGATCCTTTGCTGCCATTATTCTTTTTACTAAACCAAACATACTAGGTAATGCTTTAGGATTTTCTTGATGCATATCTGCTAGACGTGCTTGTTGTCCTTGGCTTACTTTACTAGTTTTTAACCAATCAAAAAACCCTGTTTCTAATTTGTCTAGTTTTCTACCTTTACTCATTTGGTTTACATATGTGTAAATAATTCCTGCAGGATTGCTTAATCCTTTTGCACCAGCAAGAAACTTATCAATTGCTGCGCCGTTTGCTTGTGCTAATTTTAGTATGTCTTTGGTTTCTGATGTATCTACTTCGGGCGTATGCGTAACATATGTTTGTCCTAGTACAAGTGCTGGGCCTTGATTAAGATCTTTTACATCTGAAATAGGCTGTCCTGACTTGTCACCAAACTCAGCATACTTTGTATGTACAACTACACCTACAGTTGTATTGCTCATACGCTTGCCTAACTCTGAATTAGGATCAACTGTGTAAGTAACTTGATTGGGAGTAAATGTAATACCCGCATCTGATGTGTCAAAAGGTTTACCAGGATGATATAGTAAATCTCCGTATACATATCCTCTAAATGATGCTGGAGTGCTTTGTTCCATTATGTTAAAGATAGTTGCCATTTCTTTAGCAAAGCGTTCACGCCAGTCTTCGCCTTTGCCCGTGCTAGTAATAAAACTATACAGTTCTTTTGCACTCTTACTGATGTTACCCTTCATCCAACCGTTCTTACCTACAAGAACAAATTCACCGTTGTTATCTCTGCCCCAGTACATAGTAGGATAGCCATCCCATTTGATTGCAATGTCTTTGCTATCGTGTCCTAGTTTGTTTAGAATATGTACAGCCTTTGTTGCGCCTGCACTGCCGTCTACGAACACAAGATCTTCTAGGTGTTGGTATTCTCTACCCACCTTAGCCGCTTCGGTTAAGATCTTGAATTCGCTAAATCTCATCTATAAGTACCCTTGCGTATCTCTGTCATTTCTTCTGCATATACTTTTTGTATTAAAGCATATTTGTCTTCTTTTGTCAAGAGTTCTTCTGGTCTTTTTCCAATTTTAAATTTAGAACAATATAGTCTAGCAGCCTTATCTATCATAGGACCTAATTCTTTAATTTTGTCGTACTCTGTTTCACTCATACTACATTCTTGCATACGCTTAATAGCAGGAAAAAAACTTTTACGATAAAACATAGGATCATTACGCATAAAAATACATACATCGTCGACTACATTATATGGTAGACTATCATCAATTGGTTGATCGTAAAATTCATTAATTTTCATATTACCACTTCCTGCACGACCAATATCTTGCTTTGTGTCTTGGCCCTGGATTATCACAGTTGTGTCTAGCACGGAAACTACGTCTACGTGCAGGGTTAGATTTTTTAATTTTTGAGTTCTTATCACCGAAGTTTACTTTAACAACATTACCTTTGGGATTCTTTACATATACTTTAAACTTCTTAACATCGCC